AAGCAATATCAGCTTCTTCTGCTTGAAATTCAGCAGCTTGAGTTGACACAGCTAAATTATTATAAGGGTTTGAAAGTGCACCACTAGTATCTAATATCATGCCAGATAGGTTAGTTACGTTTTCAAATGGATTTATAATAGCTTGTCTACTTTTTTCTAAATTATCAAGTTTATCTGTTAACGATGCGGCTTTTCTAGCTGCTCTTTTAGCTTTTTTGTTAGCTCCAATTGCGCCAATTGCTGAACCGATTCCTGCTGCTGCTGCTGCTGCTAATACTGCCATATTAATTTATTTGTTTTGTTATTTCGTAAGATTCTTTTGTATCTACCACCCAATTAAGTTTTTTATGTATATTTATTAATGATTGGTTTCTACCTATGGAAAACATATATTTTTTGTTATTGTTTTTACAAAATATTTCAGCTGATTGAACAAGTGTTTCAATAGCTTGTTTTCTATCTTTTTCTTTATAGTCTGGATCAGATATAATCCATTCTAATAAAACAGCTGAAGAGTTTGTAAAATACAAAAACCCTGCAACTATAGGTATGTTGTTTTTTTCTACCATTAATCCACCTGTTCCATTATCAGGTAAAAAATCTTTTGGAGGATTAACCCAACCAGGCCAATCGCCCCACCAAGATACTAATGTATCCCAATCGTTTTCTGTTAATTTACGTATATTAAATTTCATTTAATTTGTTTAGTATGCAGATTCTACATAGTCTGATGAAGCTGCAAAAAGTTCTTTCATACCTCCTGGGTCTGTTAATGTATCAGTAGATATTTTAACTGTTGCAAAATATCCTTTAATACCTGTCATTTTATTACCAAATATAATTTCTCCAGGAGCCGCTGTACTATTATTTACTAAATTAGCCATATATTTATTTTCTTTTCTAGTAAATCCAGCATAATTAATTGGTGGTATAAGTGGTTTTGTATTAGCAGTAATTGGTGTAGTTGTAGTATTAACAAATGTATTTCCATAATTATCATATGAACCTTCGTTAAAACTATATATAAAACTAACACTATCATTAGTGTTTACTGTACTAAAGTTATCAAAATCAATATTAGTGTATCCAACACCTGTAAAATCTGATATAAAACTATCTACTTGCCAACCATTACTGCCTTCATAGTTTACAGTTTTAAAGACTTTAGATAAACTTACATTAGGGTTGAAAATAAACTCTATTGAAGCTTTACTTTGTGTGCCGTAAAAATTACATCTAGGTTGTGTAGCTATATAGTGTTGATATAACGAAGCTGTGTTAGAAGCACTAGCGCTTGAAGGTCCTGTTGTATAAAATTTATTTCTTAAACTTAACATCATACCAGGTTTATAACTGTATAAGCTTGTCCAACCGTTTACTGTTTCGTCAAAAGATAATGTTTTATATTCAACACCTGTATTAGAAGGTTGGATAGATAAAACATACTGTTTGTTATATATATCCCAACCACCTTGTAATTTACCTGTACCCAATGTACCAAATTGATCTCTAAAAAAATCAATCATGCCATAATTAGATATTTCTGTTAAACCGTCTTGTGTTAATCTCATTACGGCATTTCTATCTTTATCAGTAAAATATTTTCTTCTACCATAAACAGCAAAACTTTCAGGGTTTTTGCTTATACCAAAGTTACCTACATAAGCTTGTATTTGGCCTATTACATTAGGTCCAGATGTTACAGTTGCATTACCTTCTGCAGAGTAAATAGCATCTTTATCTATTAATGCTCTACTTATTTTCTTTTCTTGAAACACAATTAAGTTGGTGTCTTCTGCATATATTTTTTGTATACTACCGTTAGCAGGATCTACACTTTTAATTATATCTTCACCTACAGAAAATACATTAGTATCATTTACACCTGTTCTGGAATTAAATATACCTGAATAAATAAGTGAATTAATTCTAAAAGAAGCATTAGGACTTTCTTCTACTAAAAATGCTTTTACTCCTTGTCCAACATAAGTATTGTTATATCCACCTCTAATTCTTGCTTCTTCAACAGCCCAGTTATTCATATTAGCAGGTAAAGTACCTAAAGTAGCATCACCTCTAGATCCATTCCATCCTACAGCAGAAGGTTGTGTGCCATCTGTTGCGGTTTTACGAAGTATAAAACTATTAAAATATTTTACCTCTATAGTTGCTGCCATAACTTATTATTACTTATTTATTTATCTTATTACTTAGCTTACTACCCAATAAAAGTTAGATGGATTTGATGGAAAACCAATTGTTGAAAGATCTGTTATTGAATTATTAAATCTAATACTATCACGGTTACCAAATCTTTGCCATATTACTTTTGTGCCACCTGTACTACTAACATCTAAAGTAATATCTAATAACTGGGAATATGGGCTATTACCTTCAAAGATTAGTAATGAGTCTGAAGAACTTGTAATATTATATGATACATTTTTTACTGCTGTTATACCTGTTAAAAGATTCATTAATGTTTGAAAACTTGATGTTGTTTCAGTAAAAGTAGCTATAAATTCATTATTACCTGGACTAGTCATATTATTTATGTTCATTGTACCATATTGAACACCACCAGCAGGTGTACTACATGGTAATCTTTGTGCATCACTTATTGATCTAAAATTAGTAGATGTGTTAAGTGAACTATTACCAATACACGGTTCTGCTGTTTGCATTATTTTTTTACCTGTATTATTGAATTGAGCCGTCCACTTTCTTGAAGATGAAGAGCTTGCTGGTAATGGTGCACCGCCATTTTCTGAGTTACAATTTTCATTACCATATACAACGTTTAAATCAGTATCATTAACACCACTGTAAGAAAAGAATTTATCTCCTGTAGTACCGGGTACATAAGCGGAAGTTAAAGCAGGATCAGTAAAAAGCTGAGATATATACCTAAAAGACCATTCTCTTGCGTACACTAACGTACCAGGTGTTTGGCAAGCGGCCATTTCTCTTGTGTCATACGCATCACTTATTCTATATTCATATGATACAGGATTACTAACACTTGTTTGTTTTGTAGATACTCCTTGTAAGTTATTATATGTATTTAATAATTGTTCAGGATTATAAAAATCTCCATAACTTAAATAAACTTGTTGGTTTGCAAGAGCATTACTATAAATCATATAATTTCTAACCTCTACTTGTTGGGCAAACATTCCTGGACAATAATTTTGAACACCATAAGTTGGTATAATTCTATTACCTTGATTAAAACCAGGTTGACTCATAGGAGGCACATTTGCTAAATTTGATGTTATATTATCTCCATAAGGGTATCTTACAATTAATCTGTATTCTCCATATCTGTCTGGTGCGCTAGATGGTGCTTGACCATTACTTTCTCTATAAGCTGAATTTCTACCTATTGCAAATATTTTTCTACCTGTCGTATTAACTTCAATACTACCACCGTCTTGTTGACCTGTATAAGTACATTGAAAAGCATCGGCAACACCAAAATTTTGATCTGAGTCTCTTGCTTCATTAGATTTATCTATAATACCAGTGTTTTTAAATGATGAATTTAAAGATGGAGTTATATTTTGATTATTTATTTGTGAACCTCCAAACTGAATTAACTTACCTTCAACATCATATGCGTCAGACCAAGGGTCATTACCGTTTTCTCTATACTGTAATTTAGTTGGCCATATAACGGAAGGTTGGTATCTTCCAGAACCACCTGTTGGTATATCGTTATAGTTATTTAAGTCATAATCTATAACTATATAAGCTGTTCCTGATTTTAATCCAACAGCAGGGGTTCCAGGTGCAGCGCTAGATACTTGATCACTTTTTTGACCATATTGAAGCCCTAGCAAACCTGTTTTTGCAGCACCAGCTGGTCCAGAAGGTACAGATGTTCTTATATTAGCATTTCTATTAGTATTATAAAAACTCCAAAGTTGTGATGTTACACTCGGATCACAAGCGTTTGCTGGTGTTGTTTCAATAAAAACTACACCTCCTGTAGTAGGATTAGACCCAACGCCATCAAATACAGGTGTTACAGTTCCTATATTTTGTGGCCAGCCAATAGTGCTTGGATCATAAAAACCAGGACTAGTAGATTGACCCCAACCAAAAATAGATGATTCAGAACCTAAATTAATAGCTACATTTTTTGCAGCATAAAAATCAGCATTTAACACGTCTGATTCATATCCATTACTACCGTTAATTGTAAATGAACATGTTGTAGTAGGATTTCCATTAGGCAAAGGATATGTTGTGTCTGCGGCTCCTGCGTCTGTTACAGCTACTGTTATAGGATAACCTACATTTAACAAACCAGACTCATCTTTTATTGTTGCAGAACCATTACTTCCTGTTACAATTTTTATTTCTGGTAAACCTTCAGTTGGAGAAGCAGGTATTGTAGGTGTAAAACCACTTGTTTGATTTAAACCATATGCTATACCCCAAGTAAGATCATCATATTGTTTAGACACATCAGCTGTACCGTTTACAGCATTTAATGTAAATAAATCTGTATCACCAGCGTTTGTTCCTACAACACCAGTTGCGGGACAATTTTGTATTATAGGTGATTTATTTAATAATCTTTGATCAAAAGTTAATATTGTTTTAGTTCCAAAATTAGGGTTTGTTGAAGCATTACCATCTAAATTCTCTACTTCAAATGTAAAAGTAAAACTGTCGTTATCAAGAGATTGTTCTCCAAAATAAAAATAAGAATTATTTATAAATATTTGGTAACTAATAGGAGAAGTGTTTGCATTTTTTACTAGTTTAAACTTGTTAGAAACATCTTCACCATTGTTATTAACAACTTGAAAACCAGGCTGCTGGGTTGTTGGCATGGTAGCACCTGATGTAGCAACTGCTCCGGCTATATTACTTTCTTGTACTACTGTTTTTAATCCTGCTGCATCTTCTGTGTAAGGAAAAAACGGTTTAGCTACAGCTGTAGCGTAACTTCCAGCATAACTTACATTAGGGGATTGACCAGGCGCTATATCTTCAAATAAATTAAAAGTCCAAGTTGATGGTGGATTACTACTTGTATCTGTAGTAAATCCTTTTATACCTGCTGTTGTTTGTATTGCTTCATTTAATTCAGCTATTGTACCTGTTGTAGAGGTTTCCCAATATATATCTAGTCTAGATTCAGTAGGTATTGTTTCATATATACTTAACCAAGTATTAACAGCTGTTGTATTTGCTGCGGGTTCTGTAGACCCAACGCTTTGACTAATAGAAACTCTAGCCATAGAAGGATTAGATACAGTTTGATATATAGAACCAAATTTTATGTTTGTAGTATTATCAAATAAATCATTTTGATCACTAATTGTTGCAACTGTATCAGGTAAAGCAATATTTGTAGCTGTATTTACGGGATTAAATTGATAATTATTTAAAGGTTGAGCAATTGAAGACGGTGCTACTCTACCAAACAAACGAACAGAACTTCTAAATTGTTTTTGTTCTGGACCTACTTCTGTAAGATCTCTTGGTACTTTATTTATATTATCGTTTAATAAAGTTATATAAGACACAGATCCAGCTACATCAGGGTCATCTCCCGGCGCTGAAAATGCTGGATAAAAATTCATTAAGCCTGGTAGGTAAACATTATAATATTCTTGTTCTGTTTGTTTAACTACTATTTTATAACTATACCAACCTAATGGATTATAACTTGCACTTGTAGGATCACCATTATATAAACCTGGCCAACCATTTTGTGTATTAGCTTGAAACTCTGGTACAATAGCATTAAATAATACTTTAATAGAGTCTCCAGGCCATGTGTTTATATTGTTAAGTGTGTTATTTGTACTAGATACGGTATTATAAGGAAAATATATTGTATCGCCTAATAAAGTTAAATCATCTTCATCTGTTCCTTGGCTTGTGGCTGATGATAATATTGTAGTAGAAGACCTACCATATTTATCAGATAAAACAACACCTACTTGATAATTTCTATTTTGTTTAATAGTGTGCATTGGATACTCTCTAGACGATGTTTTATATAACGGAGCAGGTACAGTAGGATCATCTGTTATAAAGTTTGTGTATTTTTCTGATACAGCAACATTATAATTTAAAGTTTCTGGTGGCGTGTGTTTGTTTTGGAAATTACTATATACAACCCTATTACTTATTATTTCTTGACCTAAAGCTCTAACCGGTGATTTATCATATACTCTTGTTAGCTCACTTTCAGGCAAGGTTTTATAAGGTTTAGTACTTTGATAGTTATAAGGTATAACATTACCCGCACCACCAAGTTCTGCATAACCACCAGTACCTTGAAAAGAAATAGCATCTACTACTTGAACAGCTAATGCATCAGATTCTTTATAAAGTATTTCTATTTCTTCAATTTTTAATTTAGTAAATAACTCATTAGCTGGTACGTGATTATTGTTTTCGTCTAATGGAGTAGGAATTTGTAATATAATATTATTAACTTTATTTTCCATAAAATCTACAACAGTACTTCTATATGTAGATTGTTCATTTTGAGTCATGCCTGAAGGAGATGTGTTAGTTAAAAAATAACCATCTTGTTTAGGTATAAATGCTGCTTGAGTAAAAGGTGCCATAATAGAATATTCACCTGTATCGTATTTAAATCTGTAACTAAATTTTACAAATTTATCTTCTAAAAAATCTGGATCTCCGTTAAACTTAGGATTATAATTAGCATTTGTTGTTAGACCCGGATATAAATCATTATATGTTCCACCTGGATTCATTTTACTACTAGCATCTAACATACTTGTTACATAGTAGCTAGGTGTGGATATATTAGTAAGAGTGTTTTGATTAAAATATATAGTAGTACCAGAAGGTATATCTTGAGTTACAGTAGCTAAAGGTGTACCAGCCACTATATTAGCAACATCAATTATAGTCATTTGGTTACCATTAGCAAAACTTTGTAATACAGAATTAGCTGGGATACCAGGCACTGCTACACCGTTTGCATCTACAGCTGTAATAGTAGAACCAACTAATGTTTTTGGGTCTGTTCCTAAACCAGCTGCAATACCTAAACGATTAGCAGAAGTTAATAATATAGTGCTACTTCCTGTAGACGTTATACCATCTGTGATAGCTGAACCTCCATTAGGTAAAAATGCTGATTCTCTTTTATAATATAAATTTATAGGTTGAAAAGGAGCGTATGTTGCTACAGATATTTGATCTTCAGTTGTATAATAACCTGCTTCTTTTGTTATATCTATTCTTCTTGGTTGGTTTCTATTATCTGTCCAGAATAATATATTCTCTAATAAGTTAACACCAATAATAGGTTTATTTTTAGAAAAATTTAAAAACGCACCACTTAATAATTGAATAGAAACACCTGTAGCTACATTATAAACATATACATAGTTATTAGCTGTAGAAGAATAATTAAGTGATTGAGGTGTGTAAGTATAACTGGCTGTGTTTAATGTTTCATCATAATCAGTTAAAAATATATATATGTTTGTACTTACTTCGTCTGTATAAAAACCAATAGTTTCTAAGTCACAATTACAACCACTTATGCTTTTATAGTCTTGTATTTCTATATTACCTAATACATTTTCTAACGCTCCAACGTCGGCACCTTCTGATTTACTTACTTGTATATTAATTCCTTCACGATACTCACCATTTGGTAACAACCTGGCATCCAGGTCTTTATTCATTTTGGACTTAATAAAAGAATTTTTAACTTCTGCCATTTAATTTAGTTTTTAAGCCATTTAGATTTACCTCTCATAATCTGAATAAACTCGTTAGATTTTATATTAGATAATCTTATTTTTGCATTTCTTAGTTTAGCGCTTTTTTCTTTTTGTAATCTTCTTACAACATATTCGGGTTGATTTATTCTACTAGCTAATATAGCATGACTTAAATAAGCATAAACTGCTTCTTCAGCTAATTTTGGTACACGCATATCTTGATCATATGCTAAGCCATCTGAAACATATTCTAAAACAATTAACTTTTCTTTTAAATCACTAGAAAAAGAAAATTTACCATCTCTATCATTTATAGTAAACCAACCATTCATTTGTGCTCTTTCAGGCTGTAAACCATACATTTGGCCATAACCATATAAACCATAACCAAAATAACCATATAAACCATCAGATATAAGTCTACCTGTTATATCATCTCTTACTTCTTTTAATATTTCAGTGTTTTGATCTCTATATCTTTCTTCTGTTAATGATGTACCAGTTAAATTTCTTCCTGAATTATCTTGCGTAGCAACACCACTAGTATCTTGAACAGGTTTATTATATGGATTAGTAGTTAATGAATTAGGGTATATAATGTGTTTTAAACCATTTTCATCTATCCATGAAACGTTTACATAGTTAACGTAATCTTGAGGTATAGGTACACTTAAGCTTGCTGGTATAGTAAGTTCTTGAGATTTAATACTTTTTAATGTGTCATAACTAAATTCTTGCAAAGCTCTTTTAGTATGAAAAATAACATCTGTTCTTTTAACACTAGGTATTAATTTTCCAGCTCCTACATAAGCTACTAAAAAATTTGTTACAAGTTCTGCTACCCTTATGTATGAATAGCTGTTATAATTTTCTTGTACAACTTTACCTAATGCATCTTTATTACCATAGTTACCACCTCCTTGAGTTAAAAGTTGTATAACCACATAAGTACCAGCCGCTTGAGATGGTAATGTAAAAGTATTATTTACTACAGTATAAGCTGTTGTATATTCTGTAAAAGTACCTGTAGCTCCACTTGCACTTGTATATAATCTAAAGTTATTATCATTATATGCTTCTTTTGTAGGATCAGAACTTCCAAATTTTATATCTGTATCAAAAGTAGCTTTAAAAACAGTTTGATTTGTAGTAGCAATAAAGATTTGACTTCCTGCATAATATTGTGCGTTTGTCTCAGTAATTAAACCTCCATTTGGTTGTGACATAGTTTATTATATTTTTTCGTTCTGTTCATTAATAGCAACTTGCTGTGAAGCATCTTGTACTATTTGTGGATCTCTTATTATAACTCCAGCATATTTTAAAATTTGAAGTATAGTATTTGTTTGTTCTGACTCATGTAATTCAAAATTACGTGAACCTGTTGGTGCGTTTGTTGGACTATATTCAGCGTTATTATATATATATTGGCCTAGTGTTCCTACATCAAAACCCCATATTGGATTATTAGGTTTTCTAATATAATCTAACTGTATATCACCTGTAGTAACTATAGTTGTTGGTTTAACATATAGTTTATGATCTTCATATAAATATATAGGGAAAGTTGTTGAAGGTTTTGTTAACAAAGACTTGTCTACTTGATAAAACTCTTGTCTATCTAATCTTTGTACTTCTGTTTCATTGTTATATAAAACTGTACCTAGCCTATAAAGCTCTACAGTATTACCATATGAATCTGAAGTTGGTGGTACCCAGTAAGAAAGGTTACCTGAGGTGACATAAGTAGCGTCACCAAAAGTTTTAAATATAGCTATTTTTTCATCTAAATTTTTTACTCTATCAGCATAATCTGTGTCTGTTTGCGGAACACGTATTTGCTGATTCATATCTTCAAAATATTTTTCAAATATTTCTAATTGTACTTGTGTTCCTAAACTATTAAATTCAGTAGGTGTTATATAACCTCTTTGCTCTTTATTTAATATAAGTAAAACAGTTTGGTATACCGTATTTACATTTATAGCCATGTGTATTTTTTATTATAATAAAGGAGGCGTTACCACCTCCCTTATTAGTATTACATATTAAGAAAGTTTTTTCTCTATAGACTTAAATATTTCAAGTCCTTCATCTGTCTTAAAAAATTGTGCCATTGCTGAGTATGGATGCTCATCAAACGGTACAGTCATTAATTTTTTATTATTAGATGCCCAATGAAAAGTTTTTTGATCTCCACTTAAAGTTATTACACCCGCTTCAGTTGCTTTTATTGCAAAATTTCTAAGTTGTACATTTTCATCGTTAGCTAAATCTAAGAACAGTTTTGCGTTCTTCTTAGCAAAGACTAATAAATCTCTTTTAATCTCCTTAGAACTCATGTCAGATACCTTAGATCCCATTTCTACTCTTAATATAGCTTCAGCTTGATCAATGTCCACTGTTCTTGCCATGTTTAAAGCATCTATTTCCATTTCAAGATCTACTAAGTCATCTTCTGCTTCAATAACTTCATTAACCTCTCTGTATCTTTTATTTCTTAAAGGATGATATAAAGATAATATTTTTTGAAGAGCTATGTCTTGTTTATTTACATATAAAGAACCATCTCTAAATATTATATGCCCTAATGTTGCTTCTCCTTTTTGTTCATCTTTAAAAGGTGAATTTTGATTAGTTGCATATCTAATTTCTCTTTGTTCTTTATTTTCACTGTCATACCATAATAATGAATGTCTAGTTGTGTGACGTGATGGTATCTTGTATGTTAATGGACTATAAGGTCCTGTTAAGACATATGTTCTGTCTTTTATTTCCCAGCTATCTTTAACAGCTGATTTTTCAGTTTTTGTTTTCATGATATAATATAATTAAATAGTTAATGTAAAGGCAGGAGCACCATTAAGATGCTCCTTTCTTTACTAAAAAATTAAATACCTTTGAATAATACAAAGTTATTTGCAGCTTGAGTTACTAAACATCTTTCTGATAGGAAGTTTACTTCCATAGCATCAAGATTAGAAGTAAAAGCACCTCCAGCTGATCCAGTTAACCAAGACTTCATACGTCTGTCTTCTGTTTGAGAAGCTCTATATCTGACGTGTAAGAATGGTCTTCTAATGTTTGTACCTAAAATTTGGTCATAAACAGTTGAAGTACCAGCAGGGATTAATACTCCTTCAATTGATTGAGTACCATCAATAGCACCTCTTGTAGAAGCATCATTTAAGTATTTCCAATCAGTTTTGTAGAAGTCATATGAACCTCTTCTGAAACCACTAAATCCAAGATTTAAAGCCATTTCTTCTGAGTTTTCAAATAATCCATACGCAGTACCACCATTGCTACCACCTGATATATTAGATAACATATTATCAAAGTCTAAAGCTGTAGATCTTTGTAAGAACAACATGTTTTCTTCAATAGCACCTTGAGTATCTAGGTTTTTAAGTATTGCATCAAAGTCATCTAAACCAGAAGCCGCAGAAAATCCTACTTCTACATTACCTCTTGTAGAGATAGCAGCGAAAAGACCTTCAGTACCTTTAAAACCAGCAGCAAATGCATCACCAGCTCCAACGTTAACAGCTTTTTCACCTTCAACACATACCATTTCTAAATAATCTTCAAATCTAAGTCTTGTTTCAGACTCAGCTTTTAAATACCATAAATAACCTGTAGTTCCGTCTTCTGTAGCAACTTCAACCCAACCTATTTGAGCCATATCAGATCCGTTTATTGTGTAAACATTTCTAATAATAACTGGTGAGTTGTTATATTGTTGAAAAGCAGGAGTTACAGTTATCTGTGGTTGAACAGCTGTGTTTCCAGTTATGTTACCTGCAGCAGCATTAGATGTAGCAGCGCCTTTAACAAATTCTGAACCATATACAAATATTTTAAATTTAGCTGCGTTAATACTAGCTAAAGTTGTAGCAGTATAAGGAGCCACATGAATATGTCCATTAGCTGTGTCTGACTCAGTAACAACACCTTTAAGCTCTGCACCTTGATCATCTAGTAAAACTACTGTTGAACCCGGAGAAACAACATTTCTTGTTACACCTGGAGAAGTAGGAGCTGGAACAGTTACTCTTCTTGTTCCGTTGTGAGTACAGTTATCATATGCAATATGTAATCTATTTTGTTCTGACCAAACAACTTGATCTGAAGTCATAGGCATTTCAGCACCTACCATACGTAAAAAACCAGAAAGAGTTCTGTTTCCATATCTTTCTACTTCTTGTTCGTATATTTCAGGTAGATATTGCTGAGCAAAATCATTATTACCATCTGTAAAAGATAGGTAATTACTGGCTAATAGCTGCTGATTAGGAGCAGGAACTATTGAGCCAAATTGTGGAGTTAAAATTCCCATAATTTATTTATTTATTTTTAATTAAACGTTTTTCTTTTTATTTTTAACTTTGAAGAGTCAACGCCACTAATTGCTTTTACTTTTAAACCATTAACAAACAATTCACCTGATGATGTTTTACGAGGTTCAGTTGTTATATTTTTTGATTTAGCCATCTGTTCTTTTAAAGCATCGGTTTTACCTTGCTCATAAAAATGATTAGCAATAGTATCAGCATTTCGTGCAGCAAATAAAGCTTTATGGTATCCCGGCGCGTCAGCTATATCTCCTTTTTCATTTAAGAACGTCTTAATAAAGTTAGATATATCACTTTGACTTTGGGCTACTGATGAAGGATCTTTAATACCATATCTGAATTTTTTTTCTCCTAATTTAAAATCAAAACCTTTGAATTCTTCGTTGAGAAGGTTTTTTGTTTCAGATACAAATCTTTCATGGCTAGCTTTACGTGCTTTTTGTTCTTCGTTATAGCGGTTAAAAAAGTCATTTGCTTTTTGTTGGTCTTGTGTTATGCCGGGTCTCAACTTGATTTCGTCATAATACTTAGTTTTTAGATCCTCCAAATAGTTCTTGGCTTTCGCTACTTCTTCCTTATAAGCGAGTTTTTTCTTTTTAACATCTCGCTCATCATCGATCTCACTGTCATACTGAAAAGAGTCTTCAATTATAAAGTTTCTTTCTTCAGCATTCAAATGAGGTTTAGCTTGTTTATAATATTCATGAAGCAATACATCATTATTAACATTTGTATAATCAGCATTTAAACGGGCATAATCTTGTACGTCGCCACCCGTTTCTTCCATAAATTTTATTAATTTTTCTATATTTTCAGGTAACTTTTGTGTTTCAGTTTCCTGTAATACTTCTTCTTGTTTCGGTGCGGTAGTGGAAGTTTCATCGCTTCCTGCCATTCCGCTCTTGTTAGTATCATCTCCTTCATCTGTTATTAATTGTAAGGGTGAATTAGTTTCTTCTTTTATTTCTTCAGATTCTTTTTTATCTGTAACATCTTCAATGGTGTCTTGTACTTGTTCGTCCACTTGAGCCATATCTCCGGCTTGTTTATCTTCAGCCACGTCTCTTGTTTCTTCGACTGGAACGGCATCTTTTTCTGTTTTTTTAGTTAAATCTACTTTTATTAAATCTGGTATTTTTTCTTCTACTAACTGTTTAGGTTTTAATATTTTTTTAACTTTAAAACTACCTTCTTGTTTTGGAGGTTCGTTAGTTGTATCTTGTAATTTAGTTTCTTTTACAGGTTCTTCAACCATTACTTCTTCTTTTTTTGACATAATATGATAATATAAAATTAATAATCTATTGAGGAGAGAATTGCTCTAAACCAAAACCATCTAAATTATCATTACCAGCACTTTCAAAATCTTTAGGTAATGTGTCATTTTCTCTTTGGCTTATTAATTCACTCTGTTGAGTTCCTTGTATACGCACGCGTTTGTCTTTTCTATCTTCTATTTCTGTTTCTTTTTGACGTTTAGCTTTAGATCTCATTTCTTCAAGCTTTATGTTGTAATTAAATTCTTCAGCCATTAATTGTTTTTTAATTAAAGCTTCTTGTTCCATACGTTGTATTTCAAATTGAGATTTTGCTTGCTCTATTTGAACTTCTGTATCGGCTAACGCTTGATTTTTTTGTACTTCGGCCATTGCTGCTTTTTCAGCTGATTGTGCATTGGCAGCTGCTTGAGCTTGTATGTTTTCTAATTGTTGAGCTCTATCTCTTTCTTGCTTTTGCTTTTGTCTTAATTTAAGCATTTGATTAGCAAGTTTAGTGTTTTTTATTTCTCTTAAATCTATTGCATCTTCTAAACCTATATTTTTTGCTTGCAAAGCGATTTGTATACTTTGTTCTAGTTGTGCTTTTTCTTCTTCATCAGGTTCTAATTCTAAAAATATTCCAAAATCATGCATTGATAATTTTTCTATTTCTTGTAATGTAGCTGTATTAAAACCATTAACGCTGTTTATTAAAGACTGTTTAGTTGTAGGAAATTGTAACATATCTGATACTCTTAAACTAATATTTTCACAAACCCTAACTGTTAAATACATTAAAGATTGTAATACGTGTCTTGTTGCAGTATTAGAATTAGCAGCTGCTAGTTTTTGTAAGCCTACTAGTGCATTTTTATCAGGTGTAGTACCATCTCTTGCTTCATTAAGTCCGGTAACATCTCTTATCATTTGTAAGTAATACTGATAAGTTTGTATCATTGATTGTATTTTAGACATACCAGATGATGTTTGTAGTTCTTGAACTGGTACTTTACCTCTATTTAAATCACCATCTTGAGTTAAAGATCTTCCAACAACACTACCTGTTTGAAAATACATGTTTAATGCTTCAGCAGGATTATAATTAGTACCGTTGCCTAAATCAACTTCTGCTAGACCATCTACATCTAAATAAACACCATCAGGTACTAGTCTTGATATTATTTGTT